GTTTCGTTAAGAGGCTCATTTTCCGGGGCTTTAGGCTCATTTTTGATAGATTTTTGCAAATTTGCGGGTTTAATATCGGTTTTTTCGATTTTTGTAGGTTCGCCTTTCGGCTCAAACAGCAGGTTCATCTGCGCTATCTGGCGGCGCATATACCACACATCGGTTGAGAAAAGCGGCATATACCAGATGCGGTTTTGTGGTCCTGCGGGCAGCAATCCGCGGCTGTCGTAGGCCGTTGCCGGGTTCACGAGTGTGTCACCGATGACTACATATCCAGCGCAGCCCATGAAGCTGCACTGGATGTAGCACATCAGCCCAACGATAAAGTCAATGTCTTGGGCTATGACAAGGACTTTGTTGTGGTAGCAGATATTCCGTCTTTTGCAGACGTTCAAAAAGGCAAGCAGCGTGGCGCCAGCTCCACAGGCCGGGTCAGATACCGAGATAAAGCCCTCCATGTCCGGGTGCAGCTTCGGGTTAAACGTGATCTCGGCCATGCAGCGGCACACATCGTAGGGGGTGAAGAACTGCCCGGCGTGGTCATTGCCCAGCTCACACATCATGTACAAGGAGCCGAGGAAATCTTGGTCGGGGTTCTGTTCCATGCCCATGACCACCTCGGCCAGCATTTCGGCCATGCCGTCCCGCTCTTTGGCGGAGTATTTGGAAATGATGGTCTGATACATCTTGGTGCGCTCCGTGGCGTTTACCTTGTCCGTGCTGTTTGATATCTCAATAGCGGTCAGGGTGACGAAATCCTCCCAAATCTCCCAGCGGCTATGTTTTCCGGTCAGGCCATTGAAGATTTTGAGGAAATTCTTCTGGTGGTCGTCCCGGATGCTGCGCGTTACTGCTGCCTTTGCCATGGATTATTCCTCCTCGCTGTCTGCCTTGGCGAGGTAGTAGCGGCCATCGTAGAAGTCAATCACGCCGGCCGTTTCCAGTTCATCCAGCAGGGCGATGGCCTTTTCTGCGGTCACACCCATCTGCTGTTCCAGCAGGGCCTGCGTGATGCCGTCGTTCTGCCGGGCAATCTCGGTGGCCTTTGCCAGCTCGTCCTCTGCGGGCGCTTCGGCCTCGGCATCGTCTGCATCATCGGTATCATCCTCGATTTCTTCCAGCTTTTCGGCATCCGGGGGCAGGTCGGGAGCCTTTTCCTCAGGCTCCTTTGCGGTGGTTTCAGGAATTTCCGGCATCTTCCCGCCGATGGCTTTCAGCCGGCCGCTCTCAATCAGCTCACGGAAGAAGAACTGGCAGTAGTAGGAGTGCATATTCTTGAAGATGTTCTTGATTTTGCCGAACAGGGCATCCTCAATGGTGAAGGTCTTGCTCATGCGGTAGACCAGCACACCATCCTTCATGGTGAACAGGAGGTAGGCATCCGGGGAGATGTAGCTGTCCTCGCTGGCGGTTTCCAGCATGGACATCTGTTCGCCCACACCCTTGATGGGGCGGATAATCAGCTTGATGGGGTAGCTGTTCTTGATGAACGTGTAGGTCAGGTCGTGCGCCTCGCAGATGTTCTTCAGCTTGGTGCGCTGGGCGGCGAACTTAGAGGCTTCGTTTTCGTAGCTATCCATGGTATGTGCTCCTTTCAAGTAGCAGAAAAATGATAATCGTTCTCTCGGTTTTCAATGGCGGTCAGACCCACAGCGTAGGCTGCCCACACATCGGCTTTGAAGCCGTAAAAGAAATCCGGGTTCTTTTTTGTACCACGGCCATTTTTGAGGTCGTGGTCTGCGAATCGGTCAATGAGTGCCCGCCGGATGGCAGCATCATTGGCGCGGGTGTTGTGGCAGATGTGTCGCTTCTCCTCGATGCGGCACAGCAGCCGTACCGGGCAGCAGGTGTTCAGGGCTTGGTAGAAGCGGCCGATCCAGAGGACGGTATCGAATACCTCCCGGCCTACAGACATTCCGTAGGAGGCCACCATCTCGATGACCGCCCACCGCCAGCCCTGCTCCGTGGCAGAGGCCAGCTTCCGCAGCAGCTCGGCGTTGCCAACCTTGCCGAATTCCAGCGGGCGCAGGGTGTTGCGGTCGATAACGCAGTAGCCAGACTGGGCATTGCCGGGGTCAATGGCGATAATCGGGCAAGTGCTCACAGGTACGACCTCCCGAACTCCTGCCGGAACTTCTCCTCCGGCCACCCGTAATGCTCCATGGCCTTTCTCTGCGCCCACTTTTTCAAGCGGAGATCTTCGTCATGGTTGCGGTGGATGGCGTTCGGGCCGTTCTGGTGACACCACGGGCAGAGATTCGCCCACAGCCCCAAGCGCTTGCTCTTATCCCGGTAGGGGCCATAAAAGACCTCGTGCCGGGCCGTGTGGTATCGCCCGCAAATCAGGCAGGTGGGCTGCTGGTTGAGGATGCTGGGTGCATAGCCGTTGCTGTCCAGTTTGACTCCATATTCATTCAGTGCCATGCTGCACCTCCTTGTGCTTGCGGTAATACCAGCTCAGCGCCGACTTGCTGGCGTTGATGCCGCACTGGATGCATTTGGTTTTGCCGGGCTGCGCCGGCACTTTTCCACAGGCAACGCACAGGCCACGGGACTTGAGTTGCTCATACCGCTTCTGGGCGGAGGTTTTCTGTTTAGGTGTCCGCATCAGCGTCACCTCCTGCTGTGACAATCCAGACCCGGTGAGAACCCCAGCCAGACCAGCTCAGAGCCTCTGCATGGGTGTTTACCGCCACGTCCAGCTTGTTACCTACCACAGCACTCCCGGTGTCCTGAACGACCCGGAGACCTACACCCTCGATATAGATCACCGTGCCGTAGGGCAGGATGCTGGTGTCAGCTGCCACGGTCACGCCCGGCTGCGCCTTTGCGCCGCTGGATGTAATGCCGTGTCCCTCGCCGCAGATGTGGGCGTATTCCTCGGTGCAGTAGGCAGTGCAGCTGAATGACCCGGCGTATGTAAGTGTCAAATCGATCTGCGCTGCCAGTTCTGCGGTCAAGTTGTCAACCTCGGTCTGAAGCTGGCTGGCGTTTTCCTCTGCATCGATAGCCCGCATCTGCCAGTTCTGGAAGCGGCTGGCGTAGATGTCCCGCTCGATTTCCAGCTCGTCTACTCGCCTGGAGTAGGCCGTGCTTGCGAGGATGCAGCCAACCATCGCACACGAAACGCCCACGATCAGGCTGTGAAAAGGACTTTTCCGCCTCATGCCGTGCCACCTCCAATCTGCGCCAGAGCTGCCCCACCGGGCAGGGCCGGGGGCTGCAGGCTCTCGATCGGAGCCTCGGACACCGCCCGGACGAAGCCCGGCTTCACGAACTGGAGCAGGTCTGCGCCGTCACGGCCAAAGGTCATGCTCAAATCTGCCGGAGAGCCAGCCCAGCGCTGCACCGCCACCGGCAGGGTGGCGAAGATCTCAGCATTCCGGGCCTTGAAGTCCTCCCCGGTGAGCTTCCCGGCGGGGGTCACCAACCCGCCGTGGGTCATGTAGTACAGGTTTGCCGTAATCTGCCGGGCGGCGGTCGCGGCCTGTGCCCAGAGGTCGTTTGCCGAGGGAAGCCCGGCGGTCAGCAGCTTCTTGACCTCGGCGCACCAGTCAACAATAAGCTGATTCTGGTAGCGGCACTGCGTAAATGCAGTGTACAGGGCCTTTTCCACGATTTCATCCGGGATAGCACCGAACGCCTGGATATAGATTTTGGTATCTGCCATGCGTTCCTCTTTGCTGCGGATGCGGCCGTAGTGATCATCAATGACCACCAGCAACTCCATCAGTTTTTTGTCTGTCATGTTGAACCTCCCAAAAGTTCACCAAAAATTTCATTGTAGTCCTCGGCAGCGGAGCGTTTGGGCTGCTGACCCGCCGGGGGCTTGCGCCGCTCGTCACGGGACTGCACGTCACCAAGGGTTCTCACACCCTCGTTTTTCCATACTTTCAGGATGCCGTTGACGTAGGACCATTTGCGAACCCCGGCCAGAGCGGCCTTTTTGATGGCCAGCAAGATGAGGTCGTCCGTAAAAATCTCCCGCCAGCCCAGCAGGTCTTCCCGCGCTGCTGGTGGGAAACCTCCGAGATTGTCCTCGAAAGAGCGGATGATCTCAGCCAGCCCGGCATCGACGGCCGGACTACCGTTATCTTTATCTTTATCTCTTATCTCTTTATCTCTTATATCTGTTCTCTTATCTCTTATATCTGTATGGACATTGTCCACGCTGTTGTCTGCGGTGCTGTCTCCAGTCTGCATAGGAAGTTGTCTGCGACGATTTTCACGTTGGAGACGTTTCTGTGCGGAGTAGTCAGTTTCACTGCCGACCATTTCAGCATGATTGACAAGAACCAGCGTTCCATCCTGTTCTTCATAAATCAGACCAAGTTGTTTATAGAGACCAAGAGCAACACGGACGGTATCCAGCGAAAACCATTTACAGTCACGCTGAATTTTCTCAATATCAAAAGGAATAATGATGTCGCCAATTTGACAGGTCAGGCGGCCGCCCGTATTGATGGTTTTGAGACAGAGCATTTGATAAAGGACGACATAGCTGGCACCGTTCGGCTGGCTCATCAGGAAATCGACCACTTCTGAATTCATGAACGAATCCTTGAGCTTTATCCAGTAGTATCTTTTTCCAGTTGCCATTATCAGACCCCCTTAGAACGGCAGGTCGTCGCTGTCATCGATGACCGAGAAGTCGTCAGGGTCGCCCTGCGAGTAGCTGGGCTGCTGCCCGCCGGGGGCACTCTGCTGCCATTGCTGCCGCTGGTTCTGGGTGGCGAAGCCCATCTGCTGCGGCTGCTGGTTCTGATAGGACGGCTGCTGGTAGCCCGGAGGCGGTGCCTCGCCGCCATCATCAACCCGCTGCTCCGTCTTTGGGCCGCAGAAGTGAATTTTCTGCACCACGAACTCGGTGGCGGTGCGCTTCTGGCCGTTCCTGTCCTCATAGGACCGGGTCTGGCACTGGCACTCCACAATGGCCATGCTGCCCTTGTGAAAATACCTGTCAACAAATTCTGCCGTCTTGCGCCATGCCACGAAGTTCAGCCAGTCAGTAGCCCGCTGGCCATCCTGACCGACGTTGTCCCGGTCAACGGCCATGCGGAAACTGGCGACGGTGAGACCGCTCTGTGTAGTCCGCATTTCAGGATCAGCGGCGAAGCGGCCCTGAAATGTGCAATTATTCAGCATCCGTGTCCTCCTGCTTGATGTTCAGAATCGGGTGGATGGCGTTCCGCATCTCCTGCACAAAGGTGCCAGTGTCGTAAACATCGCCGTTGACGCTCTTGTGATAGATGACGTTGAGTTCGGTCTGCGCCTGAAGCAGAGCCTTGTACTCCTCAACAGAAATGGAAATCATCGGAATAGGGTCGCTCGAAACAATTACGTTTCCCATAGTTGGTTCCTTTCTTCTCGCATGATGCGGACCACCTTGCGGCACTGGTCCACATCGAACATTCCAATGTGCGTGGATTCGATCGGAGTACCCATCTTCTCGGACAGCCAGCGGTAGGCTTCATTCCGGCGGCCACGGTAGGGGCCATATTTCCAGAGCGGGTCAAATGCTGCATGAGCCGCCTTTTTCCAGTTGCGCAACTCCGAATTTGCCAGGCGGCCAAGGGGCTTGTCAGACCCCTTGTGTACGCCGACATAGGCACCGCAGCGAGGGCAGAGGTAAATCATGCCGAAGCTGTGGCCGTGGTAAACCACCGAACTGTCCACGAAGTCTGCGGGCGTTCCGCAGTAGTTGCAGATGACGATTCGGCCTTTCATTGTGACCATTCCTCCTTGTACCGGGCCAGCTGTTCCGGGGTGTCCGTCTCGATACCCAGAGCCTTGGCCTCCTCAATCGCACCGTCAATCAGGTGCGAAAATTCTTTCGTGTCCATCTTGCTGGTGTCTTTGTAAACCAAGTAGCAGTTGAACCATTTCCCGTCCTCTTCCCGCACATCAAAGCAGCGGGTGTATTTGTAGAGGTCGTGAACATCTACGCTGACCGGGAGTTTGAAGCCCACGGTGCAGCCGTCCTTGTCCCTCGCAACCGTGCCGTAGGCCACGACCAACCGCTCCTTCACGAGATCGTCCGATTCACCGGTTTCGGCAGCAATCTTGTTGACCAGAACGTGGAAATAGGCGTTTGCGCTGCGGCTGCGCTTATTGCGGTGCTTCTTGATTTCAATGTCCAGCAGCGGCTCCTGATTCAGCTTGTCCCACAGGTTTCGGAAATCGGAATCAACTTCCAGCGTGATGCGCTGCTTGCGGTTCAGACTGAAACTTATGTCC